TTTTCATCATCTGAGAAATTAAATATATTATCATAAATCCATTGATAAGGTAAAATTTTATCACTAATCATATCACGAGCTAATGAAACTTTTTGTCCCCATAATTCAATCTTTTCTTGTTCATACATTGTTGAAGGACTTGCTAGTTCTAATTCAAAGTTTACCAAGTCTTCGTCGGTGTATCCTTGTGAATACAAGTGAACAACTGCAATTTTTGTTAGTTCTGATACGATAATTCTTTGTATTCTTTCAATGGTTCTTGCGAATCTTACATCTTCTGCTGCTAAGGTTGCTTTACCACCGACATTTTCATCAAATCCTAAGAATGCTTTCGGTACTCTTAGTGATGCTAATAATTTATTTTTTAGATATTCGACATCTTCGGTTGAATCATAATCAATACCACCTAACTCGTTGATTTCTGTTCCCGAGTCTCCACCTCGAACCGGCATAAAGAAGTCTTCTGTTAGATTTTGTATATTGTATTTTAAATTATACTCACCGGTTTGTTCATCAAGAAATGGTGTTTTCTTCATTTTATTGATGATTCGTTGCATATAATTATCAACTTCATTTGGTGGAATGTTTCCAATATCAATCTTAAATACTCGTTTGGAAGGTGCTCTCATAATTCTGTGAATCAACATAGCGTCTTCCATAAGTGTTAATTGTTTCCAAATCTTTCTTGTAGATTCAATCATAGATTTTCCGTAAGGTAAGAAATTACTATCGTTTGCTAATCTAAAATGTGCGATTTGGAAATTTTCAAATTCTATTTTTCCTTGACCACTTGACTTTTGACCAAAATAAGGATGTGCACCTTCAATACTTTCTAAATAGAACTTAGTGTAGTAAGGATTTTCTGGGTCTTCTCCTTCTGCTCTTACGACTTCATAAGGTGAAAGTGGAACTACATTTGTAATTCCGTATTTTTCATTAATGTCTAAGTGTAAAAAGAAATCTCCATACTTAACCATATTACGAACCCAAGGCCATAGGTTGAACTCAATGTTCATAATGTCATAAAATAAATTATGTAAAATTTCTTTGATGTTTTCATTATCAGATTTAATTTCAACAACTTGTCCATATTGACCTTTCATCGTGGACTCATCTGAATAAATGTCCAATGCTGATGAAATGATTGGGTCAGAATCCATTGATTCATAATCCTTGAACAATGCTAACCTTGCCGCCATAACTTGATGAACGGTAGAATAACCTGTTCCGACTAAATCTAAGTTGTTATGTAGTTTTGAATACCTATCAACTAAATGTGATTTAACCTGTTTCTGAACTTGGTCTGTATCGGCGATTTTTAGTTTTTTACCACCGACATTACGAACAATTACATTTGTACTGAATAATCGTTGTAGTCTACCAAATAATGTTGTATCTGCCATTTTTTACCTCACTTTATAAAAGCCAATCTAATGACTCTTTTTCTTTTCCTGTGTCCCACTCCCAAGAATCATTTTTTCTTGAATCGTCTTGAGTGTATAAACCCTCATTATCCATCATTTTGGATAGAGTTTTCTTTGTTAATTCCACACCTTGTGTTCGTAGTCTTAAAGCAGTATCACGAACCCAAAGTCCAATTGCAAACGACATAACTAAATCATCATTGTATCCGTTCATCGCTTGTGCTCTGTTATTTATATAGACAAAAGTCAATAGTTCATCAATCAAACGATTAGAACGAACTATCACACTTTCTTCTCTAAAAAATTCTTCTAACTTACTAATAATTAGTGGTCTGGTCTTAGAAGTTGTTGAAAAACCAGCAACCATTTTCTTTTCTTCACTATAATGTTTATTAGTGACTTGATGTTGAACATCAACATATTGTAAGTCTTTACTTGTATAGAATAAATTAGGATAATTCCTATCTATAATTTGTTGGATTGTTGCCCAACCAATATTGTTGTTTTCTACAATTAGTAAAGCATCATTATATTCTGTTGCTACACTAACCAACATATTACCAAAATCTTTTGTATTGATACGACCCTTGTATTCTGCTACTTGAGTTAAACTTTCTAACTCAATCACGTGAAATGCCGAATAATCCGCTGAATCTCCTCTACCAACATCGGCACATACAATATAGTCTTTATTGTAGTTTGGTTGTTCCCAAACCCACATATTACTATCGATACCTCTTTTTTCTACGGGGTCAATACATAAACTTTTTCTCATTTTCTCCAAAATGATTGGGTCAATTACCCCAGTACCAGAAGTCAAGAAGTCACAATCACATTCTTGTGCTGCATTGGAAGGTCCAAGTAAAGTATCTTGTTCATCTCTCCACTCTTGTCCTCTATCTGGATGAACCGTCCAATGTAATTTAATCGGATTAAACATACCGGTTGCATCTTCTGCTTCTACCCAAGTTCTGTGAAACCAATTACCTACACCATTTGGTGTTGACAAAGCAATACAACTACCACCAGTTGTCAAGGTTTGTTGTGACGCAGTCCATATTTCGTCAATCTTGTCAATAAAAGCTGCCTCGTCCAATATCAATAATGATAGAGCTTCAGAACGAGCTGCCTCTGGTCCTGATGACACCGCCTTAATCTGAGAACCATTACGATATCTCAAATTTAATTTGTTGTCTTCCACACAAGGTTGTTTTAACCAACTTGGTAGATTTGCGTGCATCACACGAACTTTCGTAACCAAGTTTTTTGCTACTTCTTGTTTTGTTGCAATTACCAAAACATTTTTATCTTGGTGAAAAGTCATCATCCATAAAGCATAACCAGCTGTTAAAGTTGAAATTCCTAATTGACGAGCTTTCAAAATAATATTGAATCGATTATCCTTAAATTCACGAACCGATTTTTCTTGGAACTCATACAATTCAAAAGGTATTTTACCTCGTATTGGGTGTTGTATCATACAATACTTTTTCATAAAGTACACTGGGTCAGTAGCACATTGAATGTATTGTTGTTTGATTACTTCTTTAATTTGTTCTGCCATTATTCTACTATTTGACCTGCCAATCTAACCGATGTAGCAGTTAACAAAACTCCATATGTAAAGTATAACCATTTGTTTTCATACCATTTAGGTTGAACGAGTTTTACTTTTTGTTCAAGAAGTTTATTGGTGTCTTTCAGTAGATTTAATTGGGTAGTTTTATTCGATATCAACATAGAATCTATATATGAATTTTCTTCATAAAGTTTGATTTGTTCCTCTAAATCCATTACCAACGAAACATTTAAACTATCTTTTAATTCAAGTTCTTTAATCGTGTTGGTGAATCCTAATACTTCTTCTTCTGTAAAAGTATAAGTTTTAGGTTCTTCAATGATTATAGGGTCATCTCCGACTATGTCTTGTGAGAATAAAGCTCCCATTAATAATATGTAAATAAAATATCTCATATATATAAATATATAGTTTATTTACTAAACTTCTTTAAAAATTTCACTGCTTCATCGGCATCGTCTGTTTTTACTGCTTCTGATGCTTTTTCTAATTGTTTTTTAGTAGTAGTGACTTTTCTTTTTAATTTAGCTACTTCTTTTTTATTTACTTTTTTCTTTGACTCAAGAACTTCAACTTCTTTTTCAAGTTCTTTAACTTCTTGGTCTTTTTGTTTAATTGCTTTATCTAATTCTTTGACTTCTTGTTTTTTATTTCCACCAAAGAATAGGTTTAGTATCATTTGAATAAAGTTCATTACTCAGTTTCTCCTTGTAGTTGTTTTTCTGCTTTTTCTACGAGTTCTCTTTTTTCTCGTATGAAATCTCTTGCTTCTGATATAGTTTTCTCAAATTCTTCTCTACCCATTTCCCATTTTTCTTTTTCAAGTTCTGGGGTGTTGACACCAACTTGATTAAACCACTCTTGCTTTCCGTCTGTTTTTTCAAAGTCATCAATACTTTGTTCTAAATCTTTTAAATATGCTTTTTGATTTTCCAATATTTTGGTTTTTGCGTAATCCTCATATACACCTTCAAGTCTAAGTTTATTCTCCATATCGACTTGACAATCAAAACAATGTCCTTGTGTTCTCCAAAACTTATCATCAAGTTTTTTCTTCATTGCTTTATCACACTTTGGACAAAACCAAGGCATCCTTACTGATGCCATTACATCTGTTAATTCTGATTTTCTGGTTTTACCACCAAGGTTTTCTTTCTTACCTTCGTATCCAACTTGAACATAATCTTTTTCGTAGTTTTTACCACTCATTAAATCTTTGAGTGCTTTATTTTGTCTTGTTGATTCTTTTGAATAACCTGCCATTTTCTTCTCCTAAAATCTTAAACTACCTAATATCTGATTGATTGGTGCAAAACTTCCAGTAAACTTATAAAGATTACCTTTATATTTAAACACTAATCCTTCACTTGGAACGATTGCACTTGAACCACCGATAGCTTCAAATTTTTCTAATTGTATTTTTAATTTATATAGTTTTTCTATATTGTCTGGTTTTTGTAAATCTTTCATCGCATTTATCATATCTTGTCTGATTTTTGATACTGCTTGTTTTGGTGATACTGCTAAAAACCCTGATGCATTTTTCAATATTTCTGCTCCAACTTGGAAGAACAATATTTCAAATGGCTTTATGTTTTGTTTCCACATTTTGTTGTGGTCAAGTTTATCAGTATCTAATATCCAATTCATAAATTCTGGTCTGTCTTTAAAGTCTTCTTTGATTTCTGGAACTTTATATGATTTGTCAAAGTATGCCCAACGATTTGTTAAATTTACTAATTCATTTTGTTTCAATGAAACTTTAAATTGTTTTGCTGCATTAAAAATATATTCTTTCCAAAATGATTCGTGATACTGACCTAATCTATCAGTATCTTTTAATCCATATTGTGATTGTAATTTATTTAACTTACCTAAAAATGTAGATTTCTTTGTACCAAAGTTTTGAACTTTACTTAAATTTAAAAAGTTAGGTTTACCAATCTTAAATGTTTTTTGTATATTTTGATTTATTTGTTGTATCATACCTTGTAACATTCTAGCGGATTCTTTTGAATATCCTTTTTGTCTACCGGTTTTATCATATTCGATTGTTCCGTGAAATATAATTTCTGCTATATCGTAATCAATTACATTTGCTGTTTGTGGATATATAACCTCCAAGTTCATCCATTTGGTTCCATTACCAAATATTTTTGTTTTTTGTGCATTGGATAAACTACCAATTGCTTTTTCTAAATCTTTCATTGCTCCAACAAATGCAGTCTTGATGTTTCCTCTACCACTAAACATACTTGCGATACCTGCGGTTGTTGGTGCTGTTTTACCACCATTTTTCAGATGACCTTTATTTCGGGCTGCTTTTAACTTTCCGTCTACCCAACTTACCATTAGATTTTGTCCGTCAAGTTTTTCAGAAACCTTATCTTCACGATTTAACTTTCCTTCTAACCCTATAATAATTATGTTCTTCAAATCTGAAAACGTCAAATTATTATCATCAAATGGATGATTCATATGTCCGTATGCTCCACCTTCAGTTAAAAAGACTTTTTTTACATCTTCAACAAATCTTTCTTCCAATGGTGTTTCTTTTTCAGGTGTTACATCTTTTATTTTTGTAACAATACCTGGTTCTCCCACTGATTCTTCACCAAAGAATTTAACGATTTCCCAACCATACTTTGTAAGGTTTTCTAAATTTTTTCTTTGTTCTTCTTTGTATTTTGGAAATGGATTACTTACGGAATCAGTATTTTTTCTATTTTGATTTATGGTTTTTCCATAAGTTACGGTTTTGGTTCGGTCTTTTTCATATTCATCTGCCATAATGGTAAATGCCATTTCCGCACTATCTCTTATTGGAAAGTCAATTAATTCATATCCAATAACTTCTGCGTGTTCTGGTGATATTCTGTAATAATCATCTAATGAACCAAAAAAATCATACATACCTTCATCTGACATATCACTTGCATTAAAATGACTACCGAATCCACTTACTTCTTTCATTAGTTTCTTTACTTGTGGTTGTTGAAAAAATTCAAACAACTTTCTAAATCTGGAAGTCATCATTTCGTATGTAGAGTTATCAAAGTATCCAAATGTTTTTTTGAATATTTGTTCTCTTTTTTTATCATCTATTTTAGGACTACCTAATAGATTACGGATTTCAGTTCCACTTGATATACCACTAACTTTTACGGTTGGTGCT